ATCAGATCACAGTTATGTTATTATTTTTTGGAATACACTTGACAATTTGGAAGTATTATTAGAAGCATATAGAAAGCACAAAACGTGGGTGGACATTGTTGAGTCCTTTGGGTGCAATCCTGATACTGCTGAGGATTTAGTACAGGAGATGTATTTAAAGTTGCATAGGCTTATAGAGTCAGGATTAGATATAAAATACAATGATACAGTAAACTACTTCTATATACATAAAATACTTAGATCGCTATTCTTAGATTTAAAAAGAAAAGAGTCAAGAGTTAGCTTTGTGGATGATGATATTCTACATAATTATAATCCCAATGAAAATGATATTTTATATAATGCTGGACTGCCTGATGAATTTGGGTACAGAAACATATACAAAGAAGTGATGCAGACCTTAGAAGAGCTGTACTGGTATGATAGAAAAGTTTATGAGATGTTAGATGGAGAGATGAGTGTCTCTGAGCTATCTAGAAACACAGGCATCAGTTACTACTCTTTGTACAACACTTACAAAAAAGTAAAACAAATATTAATAGATAAATTATTATGAGACTAGGAGATTTATTAGAAACAATTTTTAAGTACACAGGAATTAAGTGGCTAGTTAAAACAGTTACAGAAGCTGTAGGCATAGAGGACTGTGGATGTGAAGATAGAAAGCAAGCACTTAATAAGATTAAAATAGATAGAAAATATGGAAGCACAAGACCTACCAAAGTGGGAGAAGTTCAGAGAAAAAAAGAGAAATAGCATCACTAATGCAGAGTTCGAGTTAATCTGTGAGCTGCACGCTAAATACTTTAATCACCAGTACTACAAGCCTTGCACTTGTAATCCTAAGACTGTAAAAAGATGGATAGCTGACCTGAATATGTATTATGAGGCTATCTGATGTACACAAGTGGGAGAAAGCAGTAATAGCAGTTCTTAATCTAGATGGGTGGGATTTGCAATGGTGTGGAGGTGGCTATGAGCATTACGATGCTGTAGGTGCAACTCCTAAAGGAAACGAATGTGTAATAGAGATGAAGTTTAGAACTACATACTATGACACTAAGATGCTAGAAAAATACAAATACGATCAGCTAATGGATATGCCTGAAGATATGGTTAAGATATACTTTGTTAATGATCCTAAAGCTAATTATCTTTTTTGGCTTAATGAGATAGCTATGCCTGAGCCAGTAGAGATGTACTGTCCTGATACTACACTATGGACTAAGAGCAGAACAACAAAAGAAGTATATTTGTTACACGAAAGTCAAGCAACTATAATGAACCTAAACAATGAGTGATACAGTTACTAAGTATTTTGAGATGTTAGAAGCAGGAGGCTATATAACAGACACTACTGATGCTTTTATGATAGAGAAAGACCCTATAGTAGAAGCAGTAAAGTTTGAGCTAGATCAGAGAAGCAGAAGAGGGGTGCAAAAATATGGCACTACACTCTATGATAGCAATGAGCCTTTAGAAGAGTGGCTGCAACACGCTAAGGAAGAAGCCTTAGACTTTGCTTGCTACTGTCAAAAGATGATAACTAAACTTAAAAACGAAAGGTATGCCAATTCCAAAGCCTAAAGCAGGAGAGCAGCAGAAAGACTACATACAAAGATGTATGAGTAACTCTACTATGCGAGCTGAATATCCTGATGAGCAGCAAAGGCTTGCTGTTTGCTACACAACTTTTAGAGAGAAATAATTTGCTTTTTTAAGTAAGTTATTTATATTTGTTAAAAAATACAACATTATGATACAATCAAGAACTGATAAGGAAACTACTTATCTAAAATTAGAAACTCTTGAGGATATTAAGTATATGAATAACTTCAACTTAGTGTCCTCTATGCTTTTAAAGTGGTCTAAGATTAAAAAAAATCCTGACTTAAATTCTATGATGGAGGCTATGAATGAAATAGCTTTCTACAATCTCAAGCTAAAGAGAGAAAGAGATGACCTATTAGAGATTATCTCCACATATCGAGCTGATAAGATCAGAGCTATTGAAAGAGCTAGAAGATGTGAAGAAAAACTACAGGACTAATGGGATGTGTAATATATATGCTAGCCTTTGGAATCTTTGGATTTGTTATGGGAATAGCAGTAGCATTAAATAATAAAGAATAAGATGATAACATTACTAGATGGAACACAATGGAATAAAGAGGATTTGCTAAAAGAAATGCAGTCAGATGAGTTTTACTATGGTTACTTATCAAAAGCAGCTCTTAGCAGCTCTTCTTTGAAACTATTGCTCACAAGTCCTAAGACGTACTACAATGTAACAAAGTATGGTAATCCTGAGAGTCAAGCTCTAAGAGATGGTTGGTTATTCCACACGGCTATACTAGAGCCTGATGTATTCAATGCTCAGGTATTTGTAGATGTAGAGAGTAAGATCTCTAAGACTTATAAGATAGCTTTAGAGCAGCACGGCAAGGTATTTACTAAGAAAGAGAAAAGAGATGCTGAGAGATTAGCTGATGCTTTCCTAAGAAATGAGAAAGCCTTAAAACTTATTCAAGATTCTGAGTTTGAAGTACCAGTAGTAGGCGAGGTAATGGGAATGCCATTCAGAGGCAAAGCAGATATACTAGGTAAGAATCGAATCGTAGATCTTAAAACGACCACAGACCTAAAGAGCAGCTTCAAGTATTCAGCTCAGAAGTACTCCTATGATGTACAATGCTATCTCTACTGCACACTCTTTGACTTGCCTTATGATGCTTTTACTTTTATAGCTATTGACAAGAAGAGTTTAGACATAGGAATATACCATTGCTCAGAGGAGTTCTACTTAAAAGGAAAAGAAAAGGTAGCAGAAGCTATTAAGATATATGATACTTTCTTTTTGCAAGGAGTAGATTTAGATCAGTATTATTTAGAAGGAATTTTATAGCGGAAGCCGAAAAGCTAAAGAGTAGGCAATATTAGAACAAGTATTATGGAAAACTATATTGAAAAACTTTCAAGAGAGAAAGTAAGAGAATTATTAAAAAAAGACAATCTATTGGAATTTAATAGAACAATTAAGCCACGACACGTTAAGTCAATGTTTGATAGTGTAAAAGCGTGTGGCATTTTAAGGCTGCCAGTTGTAGGGAAATTAAAATATCCTGATAGAAGAAGTGATGCTGTTATAGATGGTCAGCACCTTTTATCTGCTTTTTTAAAAACAAAACAGCCTTTTATTAATTGTGTTAGAAAAGAATACACAAACAAAAGTCAAGTCATAAGAGATGTAGCTAAACTCAATAACATACAAAAGAGTTGGAATGATGAGAACTATCTAGAGTCTTGGTATAAATTTGGCAAAACTAATTTAAAGTATTTTTCTAATTATTCTTATTTATATAATATGTACAAAGAGATATTGACAGGCTTGCCTTGTGGACTTCTTATAGACATATATGCAGTTAATAAGAATGATTTTAAAGAAGGCAGGCTACAATTTAAAGACAGAGAGTTTAGTGATAAACTAGCACAAATTTGCTACATCTTAAAAATGAATCATAAAAAGGGAGCTTTTACATTGCAAGGACTTAGAGTGTGGGCATTCAAAAGAAAATATAAAGAAGGCAAGGATATAGATTTTCTAAAATTAGAGTCTAGATTAAAACTAGCATTAAGAAATAATGAAGATAAAAACTGCAACTCAAGAGAGGATTTTGATGCCTTAGTAGATATTATTTATAACAGAGTATAAAGTATGACACTAGAAACAAAAATAGCTAAGCAGATTAGTAAGCTAGCAGGATTCGATATACTAAGAAAAACAAGACAAAGAGATGTTATAGAAGCAAGATCACTTATGTTTCACATCTTAGTAAAATATCACGGAGTAAGACCCTATGCAATATCAAGAAAAATAAAAGTAGGAGGTGCGCCACTAAACCACGCTACAATACTACACAGCTTAAAATCCTTTGACACTTATAGAAGATACAACAAGAACTTAGACAAATGGCTAGACGCTATCACTATAGATGAGAAAGAGGATAGCCCAACAAACCTAAAGAGAAACTACATTAAAAGCAAGGTAGATTATTTGCTACCTGAAGATGTTAGCAGCTTAGCTAATTTAGTTAGAGATATGTTTGAAGAAGCACTTTTGCAAGATATTAAGAACAGAGATGAATATTAATAACACACTCTTAAATAAACTCCATCCTGATAATCAAGTGCTAAGAGCTTGCACAGAGATTGAGCAGTTATATTATGCTAAATTATGGGAAAGAAAAAAAGATGGATTAAACTTTTATCAAGATCCTGATGAATTAACAGAAGAAAAAATGTGGGATGGACAATGGCTTGAAGAGAAATATCCACATAAATTTAAGAAGTAAATACACAAATTACACACAAATGAGAGACAAAGAGAAGTTTTTAGAGGTATTTGCAAACAATCTAGGCAATGTGCAGGACTCTTGCAAGGCAGCAGGAATAGCAAGGAAAACATTTTATAACTGGAGGGATAGTGATGAGGACTTTGCACAAGCAGTAGAAGAGATACAAGAGGGATTAATAGACTTAGCAGAAAGCAAACTACTAGAGAACATAAAGAGTGGTAAAACAAATGAGATACTCTTTTACCTAAGAACAAAAGGAAAGTATAGAGGCTATATAGAAAGGCAAGAGATAACAGGAGCTGATGGATCACCACATAAAATAGAAATAGAAATTGTCAATAAATTTGAAGATAAGGACTAATAAGGTCTTTCACTCTCTGCAAAAATCTGATAAAAAGATAGTAGCACATCAGGGAGGAACAAGATCAGGCAAGACCTATAACATCTTGCTTTGGATTATCTTTGACTATTGCGACAAGAACACAGATAAGACTATAACAATCTGTAGAAACACTTTTCCTGCTCTTAGAGCCACAGTAATGAGAGACTTCTTAGAAATCCTAAAGAAGCATCAGATATACTCAGAGCAATATCATAACAAAACAAATTCAGAATATAAACTCTTTGGAAACCTAGTAGAATTTATCTCTTTAGATTTTCCTCAGAAAGTAAGAGGTAGAAAAAGGGATTTGCTATTCTGTAATGAAGCAAACGAGCTAACATACGAGCAATGGAATCAGTTAGTATTTAGAACAGAGGGTAGGATAATAATCGACTTTAACCCATCAGATGAATTTCACTTCATATACGACAAGATCCTAACTAGAGATGACTGCGACTTCTACATAACTAACTACACAGATAATCCTTTCTTAGATCCTAGCTTAGTAGAAGAAATAGAAAGGCTAAAAGAAACAGATGAGCAGTACTGGCAAATATATGGACTAGGACTAAGAGGGATAAGCAAAGCTACTATATTTACTTTTACAGAAGGCAAGCGACCTGATGATGCACAGCTAGTAGGATATGGTATGGATATAGGATACTCTGTTGATCCTAGCAGCTTAGTTGAGGTATATCAAAAAGACTACACACTCTACTGCAAGGAGTTGCTCTATAGAACAATGATGACCACAACAGACATCCATAGATTCCTACAAGAGCAAAACCTAGAGGAGTATGTTTACATAGATTCAGCAGAGCCTAGATTAATTGAGGAACTCAGAAGAATGGGTAATATGGTAAGACCTACTATAAAAGGGCAGGATAGTATTAGAGCAGGAATCGATTTACTAAAGAGATACAAGCTAGTTTTAGACCCTCAGAGCGACAATCTAATAAGAGAGATGCGTAACTATAAGTGGCAAGAAGATCGTACAGGAAAGCTGCTTAATAAGCCTCAGCAAGGCAATGACCACACCATTGATGCTCTAAGATATGCTACATATAACATCCTCTCAAGACCTAACTATGGAAAATATGCAGTAAGCTAAAAAAAAGTTATTTTTATTTGTTAATTAAAAAAATAGTTATAAATTAGCTATAACATTAAAAACAAGTATTATGAAAAACTACGATTGGACACCTGACAGAGAGCTAACACCTCCTGATGTTTACGAAAGAGAATGCTGCGAATGTGGCAGACCTATAAGCGATTATAGCGATTACTGGTGCAGCGATGCCTGCTTTGAAGCAAGTTTATTATAAATTAAAGTATTATGAAAGATTACATTTTTTTAACCACACCTTTTTTCATTCTGACCTTCATCTTTCTACTGCTTTGTAAGTTTGCAGATAGCTTGATGGGAATAGGTTGATTTTTGTTTTTGTTTAATTGGGGAAGAGAGCAGCAGAAATGTTGCTCTTTTTTTTTATTTTTAAAAAAACTTGATTTATACGTTATATAGATATGAAGATAGATATTACAGTACCTGATAAACTTTCTGAGATTACTCTAGGACAGTATCAGAAATTCTTAAAGATACAGAAGGAGTCAGAAGATGAGAGATTCCTTTCCTCTAAGATGATAGAGATCTTTTGCAATATTAGTTTAGTAGATGTTATGAAACTCAAGCTCTCAGATGTTAATGGCATCTGTAGTATCTTATCAGATATGTTTAATGAAAAGCCTGCACTTAGACGTAGATTCTTTTTAGATGGAGTAGAGTATGGGTTTGTGCCAAACTTAGAAGATATATCTTTTGGGGAGTATGTAGATCTTGATAACTATTTGTCAGACTGGGAGATGATGGACAAAGCTATGGGAGTTCTATACAGACCTATTAAGACTAAATACGGAGAAAGATATTCTATTGAGGAGTATAATGCTAGTGATACTGGGGTAATGAAAGATATGCCGTTAGATGCTGCTCTAGGTGCTGTGCTTTTTTTTTACCATTTAGGGATAGACTTATCAATGATTATGATGAACTATTTGGAACACAAGGAGGAGACAGCTTTACAGCAGTATCTCAATTTAGCAGGAAGTGGGGATGGTATCAATCTATTTACACGCTCGCTCAAGGAGATGTTACAAGATATGAAAATATCACTCAATTAAACGTACATAAAGCACTATTGGCATTGTCATTCATAAAAGAAAAATCAGAGTTGGAATCAAAACAAATTAAAAGCAAGTTCAAATGAGTTATCAAGCAGCAAGAGGCTTCTATTTAATAACAAACCTTATAGAGGATCTACTCATAGCAGATGAATACATCAACACAGTTACTTATGGTGATATATCTGATGTGGATCTAAACAAGCAGACTATCTTTCCTTTAGGACACCTTATAGTAAACTCTATTACATCCTCAGAGCAGACACTTACTTTTAATGTTAGCATCTTAGCTATGGACTTAGTTAATGTAGAGAAGAAGCCTACTACAAACTGGTTTAGAGGTAACACGAATGAGCAAGATGTGCTTAATGCTCAATTTAAGGTACTAAACAAACTACTGCAAAAGATAAGAATAGGAGACCTCTACAGAGAGGGTTATCAGATTATAGGAGATGTGTCCTTTGAGCCTTTTACAGATAGATTTGAGAACTTGCTAGCAGGATGGGCAGCTACCTTTGATGTAATGATTAACAACGATCAATCCGTTTGCTAATGCAGCTAAAGAACACCAAAGATGAGCTAAACAAGTTTGCTAAATATGTAATACAGCAAGCAAGGACTAATCTGTCTAAGAACAGAAAGAACGTTACTAGCGACCTCTATGGCTCTCTAGGATATGATTTAAACGTATCAGCTAACAGCTTTTCTTTAGAGTTTTATATGCTTCCTTATGGAGCTTATGTAGATAAAGGGGTATCAGGTACAAAGAAGAAGTACAACACGATATTTTCTTTTACTAATAAACAGCCTCCTTCTAAGCCTTTAGCTAAGTGGGCAAAAGCTAAGAATATCAGACTAAGAGATGAGAAAGGAAGATACACTAAAGGAACATACAAAAGCATAGGATTTATTCTAGCAAGATCTATTAAGGAGAAAGGCATTAAGCCTTCTTTGTTTTTTACTAAGCCTTTTGAGAAAGCCTTTGAGAGACTTCCTGCTGACCTGATAGATAAATTCAATTTAGATTTAGATGACTTATTAGATTTTACGACATAATGGCAAATATATTACTTAGATCACCTTACTACGAATACAACACTCAAGCAGGCTCAGCAACAGCTACTATGGAGCTTTTCATAGATGGCACACTAAGATACACACTCTCAAAAGATGTAGATTCTGCTGAGGGAGCATTATTTGAAATCAGCGAGCTAGCAAGAGATTACTTAGATATAACATTTGATGGAACATACACCTCACAAGTGCTAACCATTACAGGAGATATAAAGTTCTACGATTCTAGTGATGCACAGGTAGGTTCTACAGTTAGCTTCTCACATAAGGGATTTGATGGCTACGGAAAGTTTTTAGATGGTGCTAATCCTACTATAACATCAGCTAGTCTGCTGCAAAGTAACACAACAATGTACTGGCTAGAAGGACAAGCAGGAAGAATACCTGAAGAAAGCTCAGGAGCTATTAACTATTACTCTTTTGGATCATCAGATACCACAGCATCAGCAGGAGGGCAGTCAGTAACTATAAAGAGAGTTTGCGAGGCTAGATACACACCTATCTTAGTAACCTTTGTAAACAAGTTTGGTGCATTGCAAGATATGTACTTCTTTAAAAAATCTATAGAAAGTGTTAGCACTAGCTCAGAGACTTACAAGCGGTCTTTAGTGGACAGCACAGGAAGCTACTCTACTAACAAGCACTCAGTACGAACTCTCAGAACAATAGG